CGTGCCGCCGATCGCGCCGGCTATGTCGCGGCCCAGGCCGAAGCCACCCGCCTCGCAGCCGAGGCGCTCCACCACCAGGAAGCGGTCTATCGCATGAAGGCCGCACAACAGGACCAGGCTTATGAAACCGAACTGCAAGAGGCTCGCGCCGCTGCTGATGCCTATATTGCTGGTCACCGCGTGCAGCCCAAAACCGCTCAAAGTTCAGGCGGACCGGCCCTTACCATCGCCACGGGTGATAGTGCCGGACCTCGCCCGCAAGTGCCCGCCGCTGGTGTCGTGGTATCCGAACAAGACGTGCAAGCCTGCAGCGAAGTGACCGCCTATGCGCTCATGCTGCGGGATTGGGCGCTTGGTCTCGATGATCCGCAGACCAACCCGACAGCACCGGAGCCGATCGAATAGACCTCAATGCGCGCCGCGGATTTCGTTGCGCGCCGCCTCGGCCAAAAAGGCACTGCGCGTAAGGCGCCGGGAAGCAGCAGCGGCATCGATGGCATCGAGCATGCCACGGTCAATCGACACGTTGACGCGCACCGGCTTCCCCGTGGTCTGCATATAGGGCACGGCCATCAGGAAGGCGCCGCCGGCCAGATCGTCGGCCACTTCGGCCTTGATGGCTTCCATGCCGCGCGGCTCGGCCAGGGGCTGGTCCTCAAACCAAAGCTCGAGCGCTTCCCCAGCCTGGGGCAGAACTTCGGCCAGGGTATCGGCGGCAGAGAAGCAGCCGGGCAGATCGGGGAAAGTTACCCCCCAGGCGCTGTCTTCGTCCTTGTGGACCAGGGCAATAAAGGTTTTCATCGTCTCACTCCGAACGGCGGGTGGCTCAAAGCCAGCCCGCCATTTTTGCTATCGACCGGGCGGTGCCCAGCGGCAGGTCTTTTTTTGGGTGTGGGACGATCACCGTTTGTCCGCCCTTGCGGAACTTGTGATGGGAACCCTTGGTCGAAACCAGTTCCCAGCCTTCCGCTTCAAGGCGCTTGACGATCTTTTTGCTGTCCCGTTCCATGTGTACTTATATACACAACGGGCAATGGCGGCGCAAGCGTGAATGTGTATTTATTTGCGCATTTTTAATCGAGAAGATTGATACTTTCTTCCTCAATCAGCACGATATCGGCCTCGCTCAAGCCCAGCAGCCGCCGCGCGGCATAGCGCACGCGGATGGAATTGCGGATGCGCGGATCGACGGGCGCTTCCTCACCGAAATGGTGCACTTCAGCGGTGCGCTGGATCAGGGGGCGGAAGCTGACCACCAGTTCATCGGTGCGGGCAACGCCTCGCAGGTTGCGCGCTAGCGCTGCCTTGGGGAACATGCGCGCCTTGCGCTTGCGCAGACGTCCGCGCCGATCGCGCAGGCTCTTGCGCGGCTCCATGGGCGTGCCATCGGGTTGCACATTGTCGCGGATGCGCTTGGCGTTGCGGTCGCGCAGGGCCTTGGCCAACTTGCGCGTGAGCTTGCGGCGCTCGGCGGGCTGGAGGCGCTGGAGATAGCCTTCCAGCCACGGCGCCAGGTGATCGAGGCCCACGTCTGCCATACCGGTCAGTCCAGCGAGCGCGGGGCGACCTGTTGGCCATCGACCCAGATCGAGGTGAGGCCGGGGCCGATCTGGCTGATTTCGGGAATGAGCGGCACGGCCTGCTCGACCGTGGCAAGATTCCAGCGACCCGCATCGCCCGGCGCGGCCGTGACCGCTTCGTTGAGCGAGAGCGTGATCTGCACGTCGACCGCGCCGGCATCGAGGATATCGACTTCGAACGGGATGCCCTCGGCGCCACTGGCGAGCAGATCGGGCTGCTGGGCGCGCAGCCATTCGCACACCGTGAACATGATCACGTCGGGATCGCCGGCATAGCCGCTGATCAACACGATCAGGTCATATTCCCAGGCAAAGCCGCGCTGTGCGCCCTGGCGGGCGATCACTTTGCCCTTTTCCACCCACATGGCCAAGCGATCGGGATCGCGGCCGAGCTCGGGCAAGAGCGCAGTGATGGCTGCGCGCAGGAGGTCGGGTTTCTTCACGGTTGCGCGCCGGTGTGGCGATGCGCGCGCAGCTGCAAGTGGTGGGGCACAGCCAGCACCGCAGCCATAGCCGCGCCAGCCAGGCTCGCGAGCGTGATCGCGCCGATCAGGAAATCACCCATTGCCGATCTCCCCGCCGGCAGGCTCTGGCAGTCCCAGGCGCTTGCGAAACAACCAGGCGGCGCCATCGAGCAGCAAGGCAAAACCGACCATGCCCTGTCCCATGGCGATCAGCACCGCGACCACGGGATCGAGGTGATAGAAGCTGACCAGCACGACTGACACCGTGGCGAAGGCGGGCAGCGCGGAAACTTCACCGATCGCCACATAGCGGCGGCGGCGGTGCCAGTGTTCGGCCATGATCGGATCAGCCGGCGGATCGCCCGCCAGGCCATAGAGCCGCAGACCGAGCTTGGCCGCGACCACAGTGGCGGCGGCAAACAGGCTGGCCAGCCACCAGAAGAAGAAATCGCGCCAGTCGGCCATCGTGTCAGTCCCAATAGTTGGTGGTGTCGAGCGTGGTGGTTGCGTCGGTTCTCGGCGGATCGGGCAAAATGACTGCCGTGCCCTCGGCGATCTGTGCAGAGAGCGACAACCCCGGATTAAGATCGAGCGCAGCCTCGACCACCCCGCCGGCCGTAGTGCCGAGCACCCGCCAGCACACGGCATCGAGCATTTCGCCCTGCTGTGCGGTGGCGGTGGTGGTCATGCGCCACGTCCAGTAGTTTCGTTGACTTCACGCCTCGTGGGGCGAGCCAATATCATGTTCTGCAGCACATGCAGGTTCTGGCAGAACTCGGCGCGATCGCTGGGGTGTTCGACCGGAAGGGCAAGGAAAGCGTTCCACAGATTGACCGTGATGCCCAGGAGCTCTTTTTCCTGTTCCGTCATCAGATCAACTCGATCGCGACGCGCGTGGTGCCGAGAAGATCGCGGATCGCCTCGGTGCACATGCGGCGGTAATCGGCCGCCGTGAGCTTCTCGTCGTCGGCGCGGGCCTGGCCGTGGGTGGTAGCGGTCACGTCGCGGTGCATCTCTGCGAGCTCGGCCGCTGCCGCGCAGCGCACGGCGCGGGTGTAGAGCACCACGGCCCGGACCTTTCCGCCGATCTTCCGCAACGGCTCCACCTCGGCCAGGCTGGTGCAACCTTCGGCCTCGCGCGCGGCGCGCCAGGTGGCCAGTTCGCTTTCTGCCGTCAGCAAGCCGCCTTCGAGCGCGCCGAGGAGGCGGGCATGGGTGACGACTTCGCCCAGGCGCAAGGCATCGCGCATGGCATTGCAGTCGATGTCCGGCCACCATCCATCGCCCGGCATCACCGAGCCGGTTGGCGAAACGGGATCGGGTGGGACGCTGACAAAGCTCATGGTGCCTGCTTTCGAAGGGGGTGGGGGGTGAGGGCGCGGGCGAGGGGAGCGGGTGCTTCCCCGACCGTTCCCGCCCCCCGGCGCGGGTGGCGCAGCTGGTGTTCGGTCAGGTGCCGTCGTTGGCGGCGGGCAGCTTCTTGAGCTCGGCGGTGAGCCGCTCGATGAGCTTCCTCACGCCTGCGTTCTGGTCGAGCTCGAGCGCGCGGCCGACATGGTCGAGCGCGGCATCGACCAGCGCGCGTTTGCCACCGGCCCGCTGGCTTTCCGCCTCGGGATCGAAAGCGTCGGCTTCGGCCTGGAAGGCGAGGCCCAGCGCCTTATGCAGCTTGGCGCGGACCTGGTCGGGCATGTCGTAGTCGGCGGTAAGGGCGAGCGTTCGCTCGAGCACTTCGCGCGGCACGCCGCTGGCAACGCGCAAGGCGCTGTCGGCGACTTCCTCGGCCAGCACCACGGCCGGGCTGCGCTTGTAGCGCTCGGGCAGGCCGAGATTGGCGGCGAGCACATGCGCGCCCAGCTGGAGCGCCAGCGGCCAATCGCCGACGTCGATCGCCCAGACCAGTATGGTGCCGACGATATCGTCCTGCACCGGCGGATTGGAGCGCATCGCCCCTTCGACCCAGGCGCGATAGCGGCCGATCATGCCGGCTTTCGCGGTGATCTTGCGCTCGACCGACTGAATCTGGCGCAGGCTTTGCAGATCCTGGCCGAGCGCGGCGAGCAGCAGGGCATATTCGCTCGCCACCGCTCCGGTGGTGGGCATGGGCGCGGGCGCATCGGCCGCGCGCGGAGCGACACTGGCAGCGCCGGCCTGGGCCGCGCGGTGCAATTCACGATGACGGCGAGCGAGAGACATGGGGCGGTGCTCCTAGGGATGGAAAGCCTGCCCGGCGCGGCCCCATGAATGCGGGGGGATGCCGACGCCGGGCAGGGAAGGGGCACAAATCGCTGCCCCTTTTGTGGGTTGGCCCCTGCCACCAAGGATCTAAATGGCAGGGGCCGGGCGGCGCCGAAACAGCGCCGCTCTGCCAAATCAGGCCGGCTTGGGCGCCAGCACGATGTTTTCGACAAGAGCGCTCTTGCCGTAGTCCTCGACCACGTAAGCCACATTGGCGCTCTCGTAGTTCGCCATGCGGTTGTATTCGCTTTCGTCTTTCAGCTGGCGGCGGCGGGTTTCTTCCTGCTCGTAGATCGACAGGTTATCGAGGCTGGTGATCAGCAGCGCGCGGGCCGGGAAGAACGGCACACGCACGGCGGGCAAGCCGCCGATCTGCTTGTCCGAGCGCAGGATGCGGTCGCGCGCTTCCTGCTCGGTGGCCTTGTCGCCCGCGTTGTTGATCATCGGGAAGTACTTGTCGTGCACCAGGTCGCGACCGACGATCACCACCAGGTCGGTGCTGTCCCGCTGCCATTCGTCCAGCAGTTCGATTGCGTCGATCACCAGCGCGTCGAGATTGACAAAGTCCGCGCGGGCGGTGTCGGCGTTGTCCGCATCCTCGCTGTAGAGCTCGACGCCCGAAGCGACGTAGATCGCCTTAGTGGCATCGGCCGTCAGCGCACCATCGTTCAGCCAGCGCGCCGGGGCGACGGTGCGGATCTTGTGCAGCCAGCCCTTGTTGACGTCCTGCAGCAGCGGGTTGGCAGCGCGGTCGGTTTGTGGCGCCACGCTGGTGCCGTTCCACCCGATCATGATGGTATCGCGGCCCTGCTGCTTGAGGATCGCATCACGCAGGATCGTTTCGAACTCAGGCTTGTGGCGCCAGGCGTCGAGCTTGGCATAGGGGATGGCCCAGTCGAAGTCGGTCTTTTCGCAGCGATAGCCGTCGATCTCGGCGCTGTCGGTCGGATCGCTGGGCTGGCGGCGGTTGTTGTTCGCCGTGTTGGTGCGCCCGGCGATCGTGCGGGTAACGCCGATGCCGACCTTGTCGCCTTCCTGCGCCGGCACGAGCTCCATGTTGATCGAGGAGAGGAACTCGCTCGACTGCTGGATGCGTTCGACCAGGGTTTGCTGCACCACCGGGGCGACGGTGAACTGCACGGTGGCGTCGGGCACGCCGTTGATCAGCGCGATCTGGCTGACATAGCTGTTGAAGAGAATGCGGGTTTCGTTGCGCATGGGTGTTCCTTGGAAAAGTTGGGGCGGCCTGGCGGCGATCAGCAGTCGGTGCGCACGCGGTTGTCGCCGCCCGTGGCGGGCTGGCGCTGCGTGAAGGCTGTGGCGGGCGTGCGCTCGAGCGTGGCGGCGATCTCGGCCACCTGGCCTTCTATGACCGCTGCACGCTGGCCGCTGGCCTGGGCGAAAGTCTGGAAGCTGGTAGCCAGTTCGGTGACCGCCTGGCTCATTGCCTGGGCAAGCGCGGTGAAGGCCGTGGCATCGGCGCCGGGCTGGGCAGCGGGCGCAGCCGGCGCGGGAACCGGTGCGGGGGCCGGTTCCACCTGCTGGCGTGCGGTGAGCCCGTCGAAGAAGGCAGCGATCTTTCCGATCAGGCCGGTGGCCGGATCGTCGGTTTCGTCGGCCAGTTCGAGCTGGAATTCCTCGGCCACGCTGAACAGGTTGGCCGGGTCGAGCTTGCGCGCGCGCAGCGGTGACTTGTCGCCTTGGGATGCCGCAAACTGCAGCATTTCCGTGCCCAGGCTGGCCGGGCTGTCGGTGACGGCCAGGCCGACGAGATAGGCCTTGTTGGTGCCGGCGAAATTCGGGCTGATCTCGATCGAGCTATAGAGCTTCTGGCCTGCCTTGTTCATCGCCACCAGCGGATCGAGCGCATCGATCTCGGCGAAGAGCGCCAGGCGCTTTTCGGTCTTGCCGCCCACCGTCAGCTGCACGTCTTCGGTGCGCAGCGACAGCACGTCGCCCAGGGCCTGAAACGGCGGATCGGCAGTGACGCCCCGGATATGCTCGAGATTGACCCGCGCGGCATAGGTATTGCGGTCGTAGGTCTCGGCCGCGTCGATCAGCCACTGGCGTTCGATAGCACGGCCATCGGTGGTGGCGCCTTCGACGGCGACGCGGAAAAAGCGGGACTTGGGCATTCGGGGCTCCGGTCCAGGAGTTACGGCGGGACAACCGCAACAGGCACCGGATCGCGCTACATCTCAACGCGGGCGCGTTGTGAAACCGCCCCTTACAATCGGCCCCCGCCGACAGCCCCGCCCAAGGGCCATAGCGTGGCCAGCGATGGAGCAGCCCCCCGACAACGATAACCTGGACGACAAGCCGGACGCGCCCGCGTCAGGGGCCGAAGTCGTGCCGATCGCCGAGCGGGTGGCGCAGCGCATCGAGGCGCGCTCGCTCTATTGGCGGGGATGGTCGATCGCGCAGATCGCCGAGGAAACCGGCCTCGCGGTCTCGACGCTATCGAGCTGGAAGCAGCGCCAGCGCTGGGACGCGGCCAGTCCGCGTGCGCGGGCCGAAGAATGCCTGTGGGTCCGCTATCAGACCCTGCTCGCCAAGGAGCAGAAGACCGGCAGCGACTTCAAGGAAATCGATCTGCTCGGCCGCCAGTTCGTGACCTTCGCGCGCATCGGCAAGTTTGCCGGCGACGATGGCAACGAAGCCGACCTGAACCCCGACCGGGCCAAGGGCGCCAAGGCGGCCAATGCCAAGAAGGAAAAGGCCAAGAACCTGATCACGCCGGAGATGGCGGCCGCCCTGCGCGCCGACATGGTGGCGGGCCTCTACGGTCATCAGGAAACCTGGCTCTCTACCACGCACTTGCGCACGCGCATGATCGTGAAGAGCCGGCAGATCGGCGCCACCTGGTACTTCGCGCGCGAGCGGCTGCTGGTGGCGCTCGAGACCGGCAAGAACCAGATTTTCCTGTCCGCCTCACGCGCCCAGGCCAACATCTTTCGCGCCTATATTGTGCAGTGGGTGCAGAAGGTTTGCGGGGTGACGCTCAAGGGCGATCCCATCGCCATCCAGCGCGGCGAGGATGACACCGGCGCGCCGCTCGATCCGGTCGAGCTCTACTTCCTGGGCACCAATTACCGCACCGCGCAGGGCTATAACGGCGACGTCATCATCGACGAGTGCTTCTGGATCTACGGGTTCGAAGAGCTTTTCAAAGTCGCCGCGGCGATGGCGACGCATAAGCAGTTCACGCGCACACTGTTTTCCACGCCCAGCACGCTGGCGCACGAAGCCTATCCGATGTGGAGCGGCGACCGGTTCAACCGGCGCCGCGCCAAGGCCGACAAGGTCCGCATCGCCATCGACCATGCCGACCTGAAAGACGGCGCGATCGGCGCCGATGGCATCTGGCGTCAGATCGTCACGGTCTTCGACGCGCTGGCCAAAGGCTTCGACCTGGTCGACGTCGCCGAGCTCCAGCGCGAAAACTCGGTGGACGAGTTCGACAACCTGTTCCGCTGCCTGTTCCTCGACGACAGCCAGTCGATGTTTCCCTTCGAGGTCATGCGCCGCTGCATGATCGACAGCTGGGAAATATGGCGCGACTTCCAGCCCTATGCCGCGCGGCCCTATGAGGGTGAAGTCTGGCTGGGCTACGATCCCAACGCATCGGAAAACGGGACGGGTGACGATGCCGCGCTGGTGGCCATCGCCGCGCCGATTACGCCGGGCGCCAAGTTCCGCATCCTCGAAAAGAAGCGGCTCAAGGGTCTGCAATTCGACGAGCAGGCCGCCGCGATTCGCGAGATGGCCGGTCGCTACCGTGTCACAAAAATCGCCGTCGACACTACTGGTCCTGGCAAGGCCGTGGAGCAACTGGTGCGCAAGTGGTTCCCGTTGGTCACCCCGATCCTCTATTCGCCGCTCACCAAGAGCCAGATGGTCCTCAAAGCCAAGAACGTGATCACCACCGGCCGCTTGCAGTTCGACGCAGGCTGGCTCGACATGATGAGCGCCTTCATGGCGATCCGTCCCGAAATGACCAAGCACGGCATCACCTATGTCGCCGGTCGCGCCGGTGGCGTGGGCCATGCCGATCTGGCCTGGGCAACGATGCACGCCCTCTACTTTGAGCCACTCGATGCCAGCGAGGCGGTTGGCGGCACTTCCACTATGGAGATCTTCGATGTCTGATGAACTGGCCGGCGCCGAAGGCGCCAATCTGCCTGCGCCGGCAGGTTCCGTTGCCTTTGCCTTTGGCGATGCCGTGCCTGTGCTCGACCGGCGCGAGATTTTCGATTTGTTCGAAGTGGCCAACAATGGTCGCTGGTATGAGCCGCCGATCTCCCAGGCCGGCCTGGGCCGCTGCTATCGCATGGCGGCGCACCATCAATCGGCCATCCTCCTCAAACGCAACCTGCTGGTCTCCAGCTACGTGCCAAGCCGCTGGCTGTCCAAAAGTGATTTCTCGCGCTGGGCGCTGGACTGGCTGATCTTTGGCAACGGCTATCTGGAAAGCGTGCCGAACCTCGCGGGGCGGCCGGCGGCGCTGAAACCATCGCCGGCCGCGTTCACGCGCGTGGGACTGAAGGCCGGCCAATTTTTCTATGTCCCTGGCATGTGGCTCAAGGATGCTACCGAGTTCCGGGCGGGATCGATGCACCACCTGCTCGAGCCCGATCCCATGCAGGAAATCTATGGGATGCCCGAATACCTGTCGGCGCTGCAGGCCGGGTTGCTCAACGAAGCCGCCACCCTGTTCCGCCGCAAGTATTACATCAACGGCAGTCACGCGGGTTACATCCTCTATGTCAGCGAGGAGAACTTCTCCAACGAAGACAGCGCGAAAATGCGAGAAGCGATGCGTCAAAGCAAAGGGCCGGGCAATTTTCGCAATTTCTTCTTGCACATCTCCAAGGGCAAGCCCGATGGCGTGAAAGTGATCCCCATCGGCGAAGTGGGCGCCAAGGATGCTTTCACCGATATCAAGGACATGACCGCCCAGGATATGCTGGCCTCGCACCGCGTGCCGCCGCAACTGCTGGGCATCGTGCCAAAGAATAGCGGGGGCTTTGGCAACGTGGTCGATGCTGCCCGGACTTTCTACCAACTCGAGATCGTGCCGATCCAGCAGCGCATGCTGGAAGTGAACGACTGGCTCGGCGCCCAAGCGCTGGCGTTCCAAACGCCCGACGTGGCGGCGGTTGCCGCACAGGCTGCGCGCTAATTGAATTTCTCGCCTGCCCAAGTCAACGGGTAGGCGGGGGAAGGGGCGCGCCAACGCCCATTCCGACGACTGCAGATCGTCATGTCCCCAAACAGGCCCATCCGAGGCCATCCCGCCTGCCGACTCGGCAGAGGAACATATAAGGAACATTTGCAATGTTGTCGAATGTGCTGGACCAGCTTGAGCCGGTCAGCCCCACACGCCCGCCGGCGCCGTACATCGGTGGCAAGAAGATGCTCGCCAAGCGCCTGGTGGCGCGGATCAACGCCGTGCCGCACCGCCTCTACGCCGAACCATTCGTTGGCATGGGCGGGGTATTTTTTCGACGTGACCAGCGGCCCAAGGGCGAAGTGATCAACGACTGGTCCGAGGACGTCGCCACTTTTTTCCGCATCCTGCAGCGGCACTATGTGGCTTTCATGGATATGCTGCGCTGGCAGGTGACGTCCCGCGCAGGGTTCGAACGACTGCGCGCGCAAGATCCTGCCACGCTGACTGATCTCGAGCGCGCAGCGCGTTTCCTTTACCTGCAGAAGCTGACATTCGGCGGCAAAGTGGCCCAGCGGACATTTGGCGTTGCCACTACCGGCTCGGCCCGGTTCGATGTGGCCAAGGTCGGGCCGATCCTCGAGGCTGCGCACGAGCGCCTTTCCAGTGTCGTGATTGAGCGCCTGCCCTGGTCTGACTTCCTGACACGCTATGATCGACCGGGGACGCTGTTCTATCTCGATCCCCCCTACCTTGGGTGCGAGGGAGACTATGGCCGCGATCTGTTCGACCGAGGCCAGTTCGACGCGATGGCCGAGCAGTTGCGCGGCATCGAGGGCCGTTTCATTCTGTCGCTGAACGACCATCCCGAGGTGCGCCGGATCTTCGACGGGTTCGCGATCGAGGCGGTGCCGGTGCGCTACACCGTCGGCGGCATGGCGCAGAGCCAAGTCGTGGGGGAAGTGATCATCAGCAATTGACCGCGCGGCGCCCGCTAGGGGCTTCGCGGGAGGAGGGGCCGGGGGGCCTACCCCCGGCCCCTTTTTCGCGCCCAGCACAGGCAGGGCGGCGCCCCGGACGGGCGGCGGTCGACCGGGGCGGGGGCGACCGGCCCGATGACCTGTCCCAGACCCCGCGCGCCGCACTTGCCCCCACGCCCCGCCCCCACGCTTCGGGGATGGTTTCTACGCAGTCGGCCGAGATCGCACGCAACGTGGGAAGGGCCGGAAACCGGGCATTTTCCGGCCTGTCGGCCGATCACATTGCAATGTGTGCGCAAACGCATCTCAACGCACCTGGCACGCCCTGCCGGAAAGCGCTTCGTCGGCGATCTGGCACAGCTTTTGCTCCTGGCGCCCCTGCCGAGCCCCGGAGCGGCGCAAGCCGCTCCGTCCGACGGTGCCGCAAAGCACGCCGGGGCGTTCGATCGATGTCGTTTGGGCCTGTCCGCGCCATCAAACTGCGTATCGCGAAGCGATTCCTTTTCCTCTTAGATACCTGAGGCGGGGTACTCCCTAGCCACTGAACTCGCACTTGGGGCACAGGAAGGGTCGCCGTCGAAATGCGCTCCCAAGGCGTCAAGGACGCGGGCCATCTGCGGATCGTCGGGGTGTAGGGCGCTCCCCAGGCCGGAAAGGGGCTTGGCCAGCAGTGCCTGACGCTCGGCCGCCTCGGCCTTCTTGCGCGCCAGGATCGCCTCGGCGCGCTTGCGGCCGCCGACCAGTTGCGCGAAGCGATGCTGTACCGTTGCGGCCAGTTTGGTCGCAAAGGCATAAGCGTTCGTGATTTGTTCTCTCTGCGGTCCCTCACAAGCCGATCGGCCGGTGCGCCGCGTGCGCCTGACCTTGTCGATGAACCCATGAGCCTTAAGCGCCTCGATCGCGCGCACCACCGTGGCGCGGGCCAAGCAGGCCTTTGCGCAGATGGTATCGATCGCCGGATCGCAACGCCCGGTGGTGAAATCGACGAAGCCAAGCAACACCTCGAGCACCCAAAGGCCATTGCTGCCCAGTGGCCCTTCGCGCTCGCCCTTCTTCTTGTGGTGCGTATTGTACTCGCGCGCCACCTGGACGAGCTTGTCGCGCCAGCGCAGGGCCTCGGCCGTACGCCCGCCGCAGACCGGGCGAAAGATCTGCGCGCGTGGATCGTGCTCATCATAGCTATGCTTGCGCGGCGTGCGCTCGAAGCGCTTGCCCTCTTGCAGGGCCCTGACGCGCCAACCGACGAGGTCGCCAATGGAGGCCGTCGTCATGCGCGGCCTCCAGCGATCAGTCGTTGTGCCTGAGGAGCAAGGTCTCTGGTTCGGGCGCGCCATTCATGAGCATGTCTGCCCACAACTGTGCAATTTCCCGTCTTCGCGGCATATAGGCTGCGCGGTTGTAGGCTGCCTCCACATCGCCCTTGATGTGGGCCAGCATGAGGTCGATCACTTCCCGATCGCCCGGCCGCTTTTCCAGGGCGGCCAACTCGTTCATGATCGTGGAGAACGTCGCCCGCCAACCATGCGGAACATGGGCTCCGGTGAAACCTGTTTCCCGGTACAGCTTGGAGAGTGTGGAATCGCTGATCGGCTTCAACCAACTGGCAACCCCTGGGAAGAGCCATTGATTGCTGGGGCTGGCCTTCATCGCGGCTTTCACCACTGCTACGGCCTGTCGTGACAGTGGCACAACGAAATCGTTTCGGGCGTCTTGCTTCAGCGCGGCGCTGAGCTTCATCTTCGCCGCCGGGATGCGCCAAATCGGCTCGGCTTCTCCAAGCGCCTCGAACTCCGACCGTTCTGCCAGCCTGACAACGCCGGGTCGAGCGGCCGTCAATGCTGTCAGACGCGAAGCGAGAAGCGTGGCCCAATGCGCAGTTTTGCTTTGCTCGACCGCTTTGAGCAGCGCTTGGGCATCGGCCAGCTTCAAGTGGGCTGGCCGCCGACCGGCGGTTTGCGGTTTCAACGCCTTGCGGATTATGGCGGCCGGATCCTGCTCGGCCAATCCGGCCGCGATGGCCCAGACGAAGATGTCCGACATGTGTGCTCGCACCTCGTGTGCCATTGTGATGGCACCGCGCGCCTCGATATGTCGAACGGCCTCCAGCACCATCGTCGGCGTGATCGTCTGGATTGGCTGGCTGCGGAAGCGCTTGAAGGCGTTCTGTTCGAGTCGCGCCCACACCTGTTTGGCATAGCGCGGGGTGAGCGACTTCTTTTTCGAATCGAACCAGGCCTTGGCGACCTCCTCGAACGATTCGCCCACGGTGGCGCGCTGTTTCTCCAACCTCTTCGCTTCGCCCGGATCGATCCCCGCCAGCAACTGGGCTCTGGCCGCATCGCGCGCCGCTCTTGCCGCCTTCAGCGAGATCAACGGGTAAGGGCCGATGGTCAGCCGCTTTTCGCGCTCGCCCAAGCGGTATTTCCAGCACCACGACTTGGACCCGGAGGGGCTGATGCGCAAGAACAGGCCATGCGCATCGGTTAGCTTGCGCTCTTTTTCGCCCGAGAGGGCCTGCCTGCACTGTGCATCGGTCAGCAC